GTCCTGGTAACTACTCCACAGGTCTCCCAGCGCGTCAGGAAGTGGTCCTAACTCCAGATCAGGACTTCTATGCCCAGGCGAAGAAAGAGGACGCTGGTATCGTCTTCTACACAGGTATCAACTCTCAGGGTGACCTCTACATCGGTAACAGAAGAATCAACGCTATCACTGGCGAAGAGACCTTCATCGATGCAGCAGTTCTTGCAGATGATGGAGATGAGAACGATACCCTAGGCGGTCTCGTTACCACCTTCGATACTCCTGTAACGTTCAACCAAAACATCACTATTGTTGGTGGTGATGGTGAACTAGTCAACACTATTGAGTCTCCACTTGTTATCTCTGTTCAGGATGAGGATCTAATCCAATCCCGCGATTCTCTAATCATCCGCTCCAACGTATCCTCCGTTGACCCTGTAACCCAGCTAGAGCAGGATGAGAGCTTAGACAGAACAGCGTTTACTCCTCCAACTGAAGGTGATATTCGCATTAGCAAGAACAAGATTAGATCTGCTGTCTTCCAATTCAATGCAAGAGGAAATGGACAATCATATCTCTTCCAGACTCACACTGCTGGTGGAGTTGCTTCTAACAAGACTCCTAATCAAACTGCTCTAACTCCAGACGGAACCAGACTATTCAGTGATCAATTTGTATCATACGGTGGTGTAGTTCCTTCGACGGGTGATGTTCTTCTCAAGGGAGATGAAATCGGTAAGAGTGGATCACTTGGTTGGATTCTATCTAACTACTTTACTACAATTGCTGCTACCGAGATTCAGCAGATTGATCTTGCTCCAACAGGAATTGCTGCAAACATCGTTAAGTTGACATTTGCAACTCCTGGTGGAACTGCAATTCCTCTAACAGATGTTGGTGGTGCTCCTGGTATCAATTCAAGTTCTGAAATCAGATTCAGTGACTTCTACTTTGATACTAGACTCAACTTTACTTGGAGAGTCTACTCACCACCATCCGATCCATTTGATAGAGATTCAAACTATGTTTATCTGCAAGCAGCAAATGATTTTGCTCAAGCAGCGGTAACATGGCAAACAATTGTAGATGGCACCCCTAATGGATCACCAACTCCAAAACTAGAGTATTCTAACTCTAACTGGAAGGAACTAGGTGTAATTGGTGGTGAAGCACTAAGAACTGATACCCAAGCAATTGGTGACTTCAAGTTAGGTGTTAATACAGTTAATCGTGCTGAGCACGATGCTTATGAAAATGCATTTGTAAGCAAGGATACCGATCCTCGTTCAAACTTGGAGGTCGTAGGTAACGCTTACATTACTGGACGTAAGACTAGTGACTTCTTAGATCACACTAACTTTGCTGATCGTGAAAGAGATGCAATCTCTGATGCTCTGGTTGTTGGTTATGAAGATGAAATTCTTTCAACTCCAGCAGGAAATAGAGCATCTGTATTGGCATTTATTGATGCTAAGACAGCAGCATTCCGTGTTTCGACTGAGTTTGTTGCAATTGCCGAGGCATCAAGAGGTAATAACTTCGCTAAGGTTGGTGTTAACGTAACTAACTCTGAACTTGACAGAGCATTTGTTGTCAAGGGTGATTCACGCTTTACTGAAGATGCGAGATTCCAGAGAGACATCGAAGTTTACACTGATGGTGGTGCAGACACTGGTGAGATTAGAACTGGTATTACAACTGGTACATTTAACTTAGTAACAGATTCTACATTCGTAGGAACTCTAAATGCTGGCAACTACGCTAACACGATTTACCTAGGTAACTCATGGACCGATGATCAATTCATTCATATTGGTAGATCATCTGATCATAGCAATATCTGGATCGGTGTCACAGCTGATACTGCAACCAATATTTCCAAGGTTGAAATCGGTGGCGCATACTTCAACACTAACGAAGATCAATCTTACACCAAGATTCGTAATAGAAACCTCAGAGTTGATGGTGATATGTGGCTCGGATTCCGTAAGGGACTCGGACAGACAGTTTCACTTAAGTCTCAAGCATCACAGGTTGACTTTTTCTCTAACTCTGGTGGTCCTTCAACAATCAACTTTGCTCTCAATGCTTCTGAGATTAACATCGCTGGTCAGGGTGGTGTAACAACTATCAACAACCAGTTAGAAGTTATTGCTTCTGCTAAGTTTAACGGCGATGTTCACATCTGTGGCGGTATTGCTTCCTTTGCCTTTGAAGGTGCTAGAGAGCAACTTGGAACAACTGCAAGTGCTCACGAAGATGGAATTCTAGGTGATGCACTCTTCAACAAGAATATCGACATCCTCAATGTTCTTGTTAAGAACGTTGGTGAAGAAGGATACAACCAAGTTGATACTGCTGGTGCTGGACTTTGGGGTTCTGCTGCTTATCAGCAATCAATCAACATTGGTGGTGTTGTTGAACCAACTGATCTTCCAGAGATCACTGAGGTTGATCAATTCTATCTACCACTTAAGTTCCAACCTCTCAAAGCGGATGGAGATCCATACTTCGCTACAAACGATTATATTATCGTCAACAGTGGTGTAGTTGGAACTGGACCTTCTGCAACTGGTCACCCAGAATTCTTACAAGTTGTTGAACTAACTAGAATTGGTGCAGCACCTTACTATATTAAAGTTAAGCGTAGACCATTTGGTGCATTTGGTGGAGTCTTAGAGAACCATCCTGATACAACACCTATCTACAAGGTTAATGTTCAGTTTGATGCTACTTGGACTGAGCAGGGACTTGACAATGCTGGTCCTACTGATAATGTCTATCTTGCTGAGTTTGGTGGAAGTCTAACCAATAATGATTATGTACTGATTGATAGAGATGACGCTCCTAAGACTCCAGAATATATTAAGGTTCTTACTCTGGTAGAGCAAGTAGTTCAGAAGTTTAGAATTTCTAACTGCTCCGATCCCGATCAAGATGTATTTGTCGTTGATTCTGTAACTGGTGAAGTAACAATTGGTAACCCAGATATTCCTGGTTCTCAGTTAACTCTCAATTCAACTTTACAAATTGATGGCGGATGTGGAACTTTAAGTAGAGTTCAGTTTACTGGTGATACTGCTGCTAATACAAACGTTATCACTAATATTTCGGTAACATCGCCAAATAAGACGATCTCTGACCTAAAACCAGGAGATTATATCAGCATCCTCACCGATAGCTCACCAATTAAGTTCTTCCAAGATACTCAAATTGAGTTTATCTTTGGTGGTGCAATCTATCTCAATAAAAAGGTCATTGGTGGTTCTAGCGTAACTGGAACTACATTCCAAGCAGATAGAAATGAGAAATTGGTAATTAATGATGGTGGTGGTAACAACACCTTCGAAATTGACACATGCACTGGATCAACAACAATTGGTACACATGCTGGTAGATTTGATCTTGGACTCGCTTGGAACAATGGATTTGCAATTACTTCTATTGATGACGTTGATGCAGCACTTGATCTAGATACTGCTCTTGTTTATTCATATTACCTAGATCCTCAAACGATTCAGGCAAATGGTCCAAATACTACTATCAGAGAAGCGACTGCTGTTGGTAGTGATCCAACTACATTACAGATCCCTGTTCAATCTCTAGGTGAAGGTGATGGTCAGTTCCTTACTGGCGATTATATTGCAGTTGGTCCTCTTGCATCCTTTAGTGGTGCTGGACAAATTGAAATCCTTCTAATTACTGGTATTATTACTGGTGATACTCCAACTATTATTGCTACGAGAGCACAAGAAGGAACAGTTGAAATGTCTCACGTTGTCGGTGACAGCGTAAGAAAGGTCATCAGACATAGAGAGCAATCAACTATTGCTGATATTCAAATCAGACAGAGACTTGTACAGGGATCACTGGTTGATTACCTATCTGTAATCCTTGACAAGGCATATATTTCTCAGCAGAAGATTGACTACAAGCAATGGTTGAGAGTTTATGATCCAACATCTGGAAACAATGCTCTATTTGTTGTTAATGGCAGACTTGGTGGTAAGATTCACACCCTTGCCATGGATGAGCAACTACAAGATGGTGCTAGATCCTACAGAGAAGGTAGTCTAGAAGTCACCAATAATCTAACGATGACTGGTGGCGACTTCTTGATGTATGATAGTGTCAGGCAAACTGAACTATTTAAGATCACTAATGATGATGGTCACGCTGATCACTCTGGTCTAATCAACTGGGATGCTGGCGTTGTTGCTAGAGGTGACTTGTTCCTCTATCCAACATCTTGCCCAGAAAACGTAATCACTTCTCTGTCATGTACTCCATCATTCTCGGTTGATAATTTAGGTAATGTCACCGCTCAAACTTCTCTAACAGTTACTGGTGTTGCTTCACCAACGCCAACTAATGAAGCTGTATTCTCGGTACAAAACCTAGGAACAAATGGAGCAGATGCATTTGATGTCAATAGAAATCGTTCGATCGATGCATTCGGTCTGAGCAACTTCTACACCAGCACTGGTGCAAGACATACCAGATACCTTTCTGCTGCATCACCAGAAGAGGATCTAACTCTAATTCCTAACATTGTATATTGTGTCAACATTCAATCAACACAAACTCTAATTCTAACACTACCATCTGGAGCACAGACTGGTGATGTTGTTAAGATTATTGATGTTGGTGGTAACCTAAAATATGATACAACTCTTGTAATTAGAACACCAGAGACAAGCGGAACACCAATTCAAGGAGATTCTACTGGAACCCTATTTGGTGATAGATTGACACCATATCCTTCGGGTGAATTGGTTGTTCAAACTTCAAATGCTGCTTTCTCTCTCATCTATCTTGGATCCACTGATAGCAATAATCAGATTGGAATCCCAACTAGCGTACAGGGTTGGTGGTTAATGGAGGTCTGATCAATGGCAAGTTACAACAGAGTAAGAGCACAAAAGGCAAGTCCCATTGGGACAATCATGCCATGGACTGGAAGCACAAGTATATCTGACTTATCACCAGATGCTATCCCCAAGGGATGGCTTGTGCTTCGCGGTCAACAACTAAGAGCAAGGGATTATCCTCTTCTTGCTCAAATCCTTGGCAACTCATATGGTCCTTTTACTGAACCAGGACAACCATTTGTTGGTATTGCCAACACTTATCCAAACTACGATGAGAATGATGTTTTTAATTTACCAACACTGAGTTTAACTAATCTTATTGACTTGGAAGGTAATCTTCTTACACCACAAGAACAGGTTGCGGTTGGTGAATATATCACTCAGTATGGATATGATGCTGCACCATTGACTAATATTGTATCTTATATTGATATTAATTTTAGTGTTGATGTTTCTGCAGAACTTGCTGGTAAGATTAAAGGTATTGATTTTGAAGAACCAGCATATTTTGATACTATTAGAGTTATTCCCAGAAAACTAGGTGTTGAGCACACAGCACCACACTCACACTCAAGACCAGAAGATGGATACTATCCATCTGTTGAAATTGGTGGTGGTTATCTTGGTGTATTTGAAGCAGGTCAGTTTGAAGTTCAAGACTCTGAATACACCACTGGTGCTTCGGCAGGATTAAACCCAGCGGAAGATCAAGCAGATAGATTTAATCCTGGTACTGTAACCTGGACAGCATATGATCCACAAGCATCAACACTTCCATCGATGGATGGGTGGTTAGATTTTTCTACAGATTCTAACGTTGTTCCTGTAGTTCCAACTACATCACGAACAATTGCTCAGTATGCAAATACGGTTGAATATCAAGATGATAATAGTTGTATTGTGAACGTACAACAACCAGCAGTTACAGCTCCTTTCCCACCAGCTGGTACTTATCTAGGACAACGAAACTTTTATAATGCTACAGATCAAGTTCCTGCTGCAAGAACTGGTGGTACTTCTGAAGCTGGTCCATCTTATCCATATCCAGTTACATTAAACCATGGTGCCGATCAATTTACATCAACATCACTGGGATCTCACAACCACTTCACAGTTGATATCACAATGACCCAGGGACAGATGGATCTTCCTGGAACATTGCTTATAAATAATATGACTACTGGAAACGTAGAGCCCATCAGCGTTGATAGAGGATTGAGCGTACAGATTAATCCAAATACACCATCACTAGTCGTATTGTATATCATTAGAGCGTATTAAGATGGCAGTATTATACAGCAAAGAAAAAGGAAAATTAGGGACTCTAACAGGATCTATCATTAACTGGGGATATCAGTTAGCATCAGCTGATCCTGAAGATGCTACCCTTCTACAAACACTTCCTGCTGGATATTTACGTTGTGATGGTTCAGTGTATCAAGCAGAAGTATTCCCACAACTTGCAGAAGTTTTGGGAACGGGGACTAATTGTAGATACAAAAAACCAGATACTACTCTTTTAGACAATCAGTTTCAAGTTCCAGATCTTGGATCAAAAAGCACAAGAGCATCAAACTCTGCTAACTTGGGTGATTATCTAGATACTTATCTTTTGAATGATTCTGGACAAGAAATTACAAAATCTGGTGTTGGATTAGAAGTGCAAAGTAATATTGGCACAACATACGAAATTCAGTATCAAGGTAACTTCTTTATTCCATCACAATCTATTGAAATTACTGGTCAACCAGGATTTACAAGATCAACGGGAAACTATACAGAAGAGACTGAAGTATTAGCAACTGCGTTCCAACCACACGCACACTTCCACGATGGTAAAAGAACTAGAGTTGCGTCTAGTTCTGGAAGTGAATTTGCTACATTTGGTAGAAACTCTTATACATCAAAGACAACTCTTTGTATTATGCCTTGGGCAAATAATACTGCCCAACCACTATGTCAAGCAGCTGCTAGTAGAATCAAAGCATCTGGTGTGCAGCGTATTAATGGACCCGCTGGATGCATTACAAACAACAATACTAGAATTTATTATGGTGCCTGTTGGTCTGGTTGTACTTTTGATGCTACTTATGAATGTTTGATTCCTGGTGATATTCCTGGTCAGGGAACATTTGGATGTGCTACTGGCGGCAATCAAGGAGGATTTGCTGTTTGGGGTGGTGATAGTGGTCAGTGTGGCAACATTAATTACACTGGAACAATGGGATGCACGGTTGATGATCCTTGTATTATTGGTCCTATTTTTTGTAATGATCAATCTGGACTAATATCACTAGGAGCAAACTATACCCCATCTACTGTTACTCAAGCAACTCAAGTTCCGTTTGATTCTGCACCAAACGTAGAAACTTTTGGTGCAATTAATAACGTTATTAATGAGGTTACGGAGTATGGAAACGAATGTCTTCATAAACATTCTCTTCCTTTCTCTCAAAGCAACCATACATATGTTGTGAAGACACAACCAGTTTATGTTCCTGCTACTGAAATCCTCTCAACACTCAGAATTGATGTTAACGAGGAGAACAAGGCAGATGAGTACATTCAACCTTATCTCGTTCAAGAGTTCCTGATCAAGTATTAAATTCAATGGCAAACTACAGGGCAAAATACGGAAACTATCATAGTGATACCAGTGGACTTCATGCTCCAGTTGGTAGCATTCTTCCTGTGTTTGCTGATGGTTATCAGTTAACTAATGATCCAGATTATGCATATAGAGGTCATCTCTATTGTAATGGTCAATCTCTTAGAATCAGAGATTATCCAGAACTTTATAGTGTTCTTAGAAATCAATATGGTGGATCTGGTTCACAAACTATAACTCAACCTGCTCAAGCAGGTGGTATGAGAAGAACATTTTGGATTGGCAGTGGTGTATTTGCCAAGATGTTTATTAATTTTTATCGAGATGGATCTATTAATGCCAATGTAAAAAGACCATATCCATATGGTGCTGTATTCAGATTTACCACAGATGCTGGTAGTTTGGGATCTTTTGATCAAAGTGAAAATTTATTTGCTGTTAATACATTCTACACATTATTAGAACCATCTGTAGATGTTAGTGCATTTCAAGTAGCAAACGAACACACATATGAAATTGGTTTCCCAGATGGAACTGATCTTACAGCAATTACCCAAGCATTATATACTTTAAATTTTACTACAACAGAAACTCACCCGACTGCTATTGTTCAAAAGAGTTATAATCTTAGAGATACTCCATATCAAATTGGTACATTCAATCTACCTGATTACAGAAATAGAAAAATTGTTGGATTTGGTGAAGTTAATGGTGCTGGTACTTCAACAGTAGAAAATGCAATTAATAACTTTGTTGGTCAAACTGGTGGTCAGTGGTTTATTTCAAAAGATACTCTTGTAAGTAGTCAGTCATTCTTTGTTGTTGGAGACATTAAGACAACAGGATATACTAGCACAATTGCTGATGTTCCAGCATACGTTACTGGTGAAGTAACATATACTGTTGGACCTATGGAAGATTATGTCTTCCCATTCCCACCACAACATACTCATAGAATTCTATCTGCTGAGGCAGATGAAACTAAAATTGCTGAATTGGGTGCAGGAGAAGTTGATAAGTATGCTAGTAATTACATTACAAGTAGAGCAAATGTTATTGCATTTGAACCTGATGGAGAAGCAGGATCTGCACTAGGACACTCTCATGGTCTTCTTGGAGTTCCATTACAGAGTGCTCAAACTGCAACCTATGGTAATGTTTCTGGAATTGGTGAAGATGATGGAAATTATAATTACTATGTTTCAGAAGGAGCAACTATTGCTGTTCTTTCCATGACATATGATGGTGCATTGAATAGAATTATTATTGACACTGACGGAAATCATGGATTTGGTGTCGATGATGTTATCACTATTAATGGAGCACTTCCTATTGAATATAGTGGAAACTTTACTGTATTAGCAGAAGGATTAGCATCACAGACTATTTACGTAGAACCAAGACCAGGAGAAATACCAGGATCTAGTCCAGCAACTGGAACTATTAGTGTTAAACTTGCAAACGGATACTTTGTAACCGCAGAGATTGATGTTCCTCCTAGAGCATATGTTGTTGATTCTGATACAAAAGTTGGTGGAAAGCAAGAGGTATTTGAAATTCCTGGTAACGCTATTACTCTTAAGGAAGAAGTCATTAATCAACCAGGATCGAAAACAGTTACTCTTCCCGATGCATCTCAGGGAGAAGTAATTGGTATTGAAGTTATCATGACTGCTCCTGGTGGCGGCGGTGCTGATAGTGATACTGATGGACAAGATGGTGGTTATGCATCATTCAGTATTGACGTTGATGGCACTCTCTATACAATTTATTGTTATGGTGGACAGGGTGGACAAGCAGGAAATAGTGGTGGTGCTGGAGGAACTGGTGGCACCTTATCTGTACCTGCTGTATTAACAGCAGACTCTAGATTCTCAATCAATGTTATTGAGGGAGATGATGGTCAAAATGGTATTACAGGAAGTTCTAGTGCTACTGCTCTTGGTGGTGGACCAACTACAGAGGGATCTAATAGAGGTGGTAACGGATACTCTCAGCAAAAACAAGAAACTGTTAATGTAGATGTTGGTACATTTACAACAGATGGTGAATATGATATTCCTCCTCCTGGACAGAGTGAACTTTCTAGAGCAATTGGTATTATTATGTCTGGTGGTGGCGGTGGTGCAGGTAACCCCAATGCTAACTCTAACTGCAGCGGATCATTCCCAGGTTGGCCAACTAATGACGGATCTGGTACATCTCAGAAGAGTGGTGCTGTAGGTGGATATGGTGGTAATGGTAAGAGATTAATCGGTACTCTATCCCAAACTGGTGGTACTTTATCCTGGGAAATTGGTAAAGGTGGTAACGATGGATTTAACAATAAAGATGGAAACAGTGGAACTGGAACTGAGGCAGGTGCAACAACTGGTGCTGATGGTGCTGGTTCTACTAGAGGTGGTAATGGTGGTTTAGGTTACTGGGGTAACGGCGCTACTGCTGGTTCTGGTGGTGGTGTAACTGGTTTATTCCTTGGTGGTAATGCTATTGCTGGCGCTGGTGGCGGTGGTGGTGGCGGTGGATCAGGTGGTGGTTACAATGGTGGTGGAACTACTGATGGTTGCTATGCTGGTGGTAATGCTCGTGAAGAAGATGTAGATTTGATTACAACAAATGGTGCTCTTGACTTTGCTGATGGAGCAAATGGTAACTACACTGGATGTACTGCTGGTGGCGGCGGTGGTGGTGGCGCTGGTTGTGGTATAATTAACCAAGCAGAAGGTGGTGAAGCGGGTCTAGCAGGCGTAGGACACAATGGTAATGGTGGTGGTACTGGTGGTCGTCGTGGTGCCTCTGCTGTACGTTCTAATCAATGGGTTGGTGATGTTAGCGCAGACAATCTGGGATCTCCACCAAGCACTGATGGATACGTTAGTATTACTTTTTCACAAACAAATGAATATTATGATCTAACTGGTGGCGGTGGCGGACAAGGTGCAAGTATTGCTGTTGAAATTCAAGACATTGTAGCGCCAGTATATGTCACTCTACAGGGACCAGGACAGGGCGGTGGTATTGGTGAATCTGGTGGTCCTGGACAAGTTTATGTTAGATATGCTGGACAAGAAGAAGGAACAACTATTCCTGGTCAGACAACAGTTCCAACTGGCAACTATTACGAGTGTGACACGGATGGAACTCCACAAGGAGCAAAATTACAAGGAAATGTGTGGCAATCTTCTTCTGATGCCAATATGAGAGAGATCTCATTTGGAGCAGGAACTGGATCTATCGGTGGATTTGCTGGATCTTCGATTCCATTCAATACTACTCAAAAAATTACTAGATATATTCCATTTACTGGACTATCAACTGATACTGGTGGCGAAAGATTGCTGGAAATTGGTCCATTCAATCTAGCAACAGTTAATACTCTTAGACTTACTGTTATTCGTGGTAGCGGACAAAATGGTGGAGAAGATCCAGAAGAAGCATTAAACTTGTTCTATAGAAAGGGTGCATCTGCCAATTCAACATTGTTTAGTGAAGTTCTTTTAGCAACTAATGTTGTTCCTGGTTGGCAAACAATCGATTTGACGTTGCCAGAAGGTGATGGAATTAGAGATTCTAATGTAACATTAATTTTATCCCAGGATAGACCAATTAACTCAAACGATAATTCTACTGGTAATAATGACAACTATGGATTGGCAGCGGTAACTTTATTCTATGATGGATTTACTCAAAATACATTTGTTTCTACTGGTGGTGCTTCTATTCCTGGAAACTTAGATGATGCTGGATTGCCAATTAACAATGACGTTGGTATTGATCAGGTCAGAAGAACAGTTACTGCAGTCGATGCATCACTTCAGGTTACTGATGGACTTTTCACAATGAGTTCATCCACTCCTATTGTGACAACAGCTGCTGTTGTTCCAGAGAAGGATATTCCACTTATCACTAAATATCACAAGGTAAAATATTTGATTAAAGCTTATTAATTATGCAAAATGAACAATTTATATTTCCTCCAGAAAAACTGGTGGGTGATTTCAATGATTTTATTGGAGTTTGGGATGGATTCTTTCCAGCACAAATGTGTGATGACATCATCCAAAAATGTGTAAAAGTTTGGGATGAGTCTGGTAGAATTAATTGTGGTCAATCACAATTCCCTAGTCAGAAATTGGGCAGAAGTGATTTTCAGTATGTTTTTAGTGAGCATGAGTCAATTCTCTCAACTCAAGTCAGAGAATATTTGAAAGTATGCACTGCTGCTTACATGAGGGAGTATAACTCATTGCTTCCAACAAAATTAATGACTAGTGTTATTAAGTTTCAGTTGACACCTCCTGGTGGCGGCTATCATGAATGGCATTATGAAACTTCATCATATTTTGCTTCTAGCAGAGAGTTGGTTTGGACAATCTATCTCAATGACATGCCAGAAGGTGAAGCGGAGACTGAATTTATTTACCAGAAGAGAAGAGTGCAACCAAAGAAAGGTAGAGTTGTAATTTGGCCAGCATCATTTACTCACACACATAGAGGAAACACTGTATTCAGTCAAGATAAATACATCTTGACAGGATGGATTCACAAGACAATATAAAAATGGAAATCGCATCACCATCTAAGACAGAACTATATCTCAACGCATTTGATAAGACCATTCAAGTCAATGGTGTTACGAAGACGTTTGATGATGAATATTGGACTGCAAATATCGTTCCCATTCTGTATCCTTTGTGGGATTCTGATAAAGATAAGTTAGAAGTCTTTGTCAAGTACAAAGATGGTACTGCAAGGATGAACAAGACCAAGTATAGTCGCAACCAGAAGACTGGTGATTATAAGTGGATCTCTTATCAGTTTAATCTAGAACCATTCATGCCAGATGAGGTAAATGACCTCACATCTGCATTGCTTGAAAAGTTTACTGAGTATAGAGTAGGACAAGAGAATGATCTTGAGAGATCTCTTGCCGCAGCATTTGCTAAGTCTGCTATTCTCAACTGGACAAAGATTACTCTGATTAGAAAGTTCTTGCTAACTGATTCTGATTGGACACAAACTGGTGATGCTCCTCTCACTGATGCACAGAAAGAGAACTGGAGAGCATACAGACAGAAATTGAGAGACATTCCTCAGGATCAAAGCAGTATTCCTGCTAATGAAGTTGTTTTTCCAGTAACACCATCGAAGTGGGAAGCAATGGGAGATGGCAAGGACTATCTTTCTGATCAATTTGATCATTTCTATAGAATGAATCAGATTGTGTATAACAGGTTTGCTGATAGAATTGTCACTTATCTATCAATTGCTCTCTCAACTTCAGCAATTGATGAAATGCCTGTCACTAGAGTTTATAGACCAAACACTGGCGACAAGAATCTTGATGACATCTTAACAATGATTGAAGAAGGAGACCTCTGATGCCACTTATCTCTTTAAATCCTAAAACAACTAACGATCTTATTCGTGAGCACGCTGCTGCTATTAATAAGTGTATTTTAGTTATTGATAACAATACATACCACGGACTATCTGACGAGAAGAAAGCAGAAGTATTTGCATGGTATGAAGATATTGTACCAGAAGCAGAAATTGATAGAATCTTTGAACTCAAGGACATTTATTATTTCTTCCAGTCTGAGCAGGTTGCTGTTGATAACTGTTATGACTGGTTTCCACAACCACAAAACTGCCCAGATGCTGATCACTGGATTAGAGCGTATGTTATTAGATCAGACGGCACTATTCCTTATCTCAACGTAGATCCTACACCTCCATCTTGACAGGTGGTTGACACCCATGCTAATGTGGTGAGACACTTGTGAAACAGCATGAAAGTCCCTACGCAATATGAACTGACGCATCTGCAACTGCAAGCGATGCTCCGTGATCACAACATTCCAGAAAGTGAACTAATGTATTGTGGTGAACGTGAGTATACCACTGAATACCAAGCACATCCAGAATACCATGGTTATATGATGCATTGGTATTTGGTTGGTGGTGAGCATGAAGTCCCAGTGTGTGACATTGCATCTGTAGATCGGGTGGACGATGAATGAACTGTCACAGGGGGTCTTCGGACCCCTTTCTCATGCCCTATACTATTCTCATCAACGACGCACCGCATGACCCTGACCCTTCGCCCCCACCAGCAGCGGATGCTCGATGCTCTGCTGTCTGCTGAT